CTACACGACGCTCTTCCGATCTGTGGTGGTGCTGGGGCCGTCCAGAGCAGAGAGCTTGCCGTCAGTGACGGTGAGCATCTGGCCTGCCTGGTAAGTACCGGCGGCTGCGCCCAGGTATTCCCAGGGCAGCATAGCCCCGGTGTCACGTTTGATGGGTACAAACACGATTACTTTCCTCCTTGGTATTTGTTGTAGTAGGCTTGAATGGCCGTCTCACTGGCCTGGGGGTTGAAGGCCCGGAACAGGTTCATCTCCTCCACAGGCACCGAGGCCCCACCCCGTCCCCGCTGGGAGGCGGCAAACAGGTGGCCCTTGCTCCGGGCCAGGTTCTGGGCCTGCTGCCGGGCCGCAGCCGCCGCCTGCTGGGTCAGCTGGTCGTAGTGGGCCAGCTTGTAGGCATCCACAAAGCTGTTGCCCCGCTTCACCAGCTGGTAAAATTCTCTGGCACGGGGCATGGTGAGCAGATCGCCCACCGTGCGGATGTTGGGGTTAAACTGCCGGATCTGAGCCAGTTCTGCCTCCACCTGGGCCTCCATGGCCGGGTTGGGCCGGGGGGCGGACTGGGAGACAGGCTGCTGCTCCCCCTCCTTCCAGGCCCGGTACTGCTCCAAATTGGTGATGGGGGTTCCGTCGGCGGGATTTTTCAGTCCTGCGTCTTGGAGCACCTGCTCCACATCCCTTCGGGCATGGGTGCGCTCCTGTTCCACCGCCTCCCGGATGGCGGCCCGGGTCTCCTCCCGGCGTCTGCGGGCGGCATTTTCCCGGCGCTGCTCCAGGCTCATCTCACCCTGGGCGGGTTGCTGCGTGGGCTGTTCCTGCTGCTGGGTCTGAGCCGCTTCCGGCTCCTGCCGGGGCTGCTCCACCCCCAGGGCCTCATAGACCTGTTGTTCGTTGACTTCCATATCTCGTTCCTTCCTGCCCCATGCTGAGGCGATTGGATGTTCCCGCTGTCCCTGCGTTGTCTGGTTTTCAGGCTTACTTCTTGCCCTGTCTCAGGTCACCGCCGGTATGGACGGTGCCCGTCTTAGTGGCGGTGGTCTGCACGGGGGCCTTCACCACCTGGGTGCCGGTGTTCCGAATCCGGCCGATGTACCCATTCTGCTTCTTCATGCCATTCCCTCCTCTCCTAGGAAACGCCTGAATTTGCTGACCCAATCAGACCAGTTCAGGGGTTCCCTTGATTGGCATTTTCTCGCGATTGCCTTGCGTCAGTGCTTGTTGTTGTCCCGCCTGAGCCTGAGTCTGGGCCTCCCGCTGGGCGCGTTGTTCCAGGGCCTGCTTGGTGGCCCCTGCCCCGGGATAGTGCAGTTCTTCCATTTTGGTCCAGAACAGGATCAGGGTCTCGGTGGCAGTGGGGTCGCCGAAGGCTCCGGTCTGGAGGTTCTGTCTGGTCTCCTTCCACATAGCCTCCCGGTTGCTGGCCAGGGTGTCGGTGGTGTCCACCGAGAAGAGGAACTGGTCGTTCCAGTAATACTGGCCGTCCTCGTCCTGCTCCAAAAAGTCATAGCGGTTAAACTGCTGGTACTGGGTGTGGCCCTGGGCGTCCCGGAAGGTGACAGGGCGGGGCTCGTCCCCGTAGGCTAGCCAGAACTCAAACATCATGCGGAACAGCTCGGCATAGGCCTTGTGTTTCATCACCCGCTTGCTCTCCAGCCGTCCGGCGGCCTGGGCAGCGGAGAATTCCTTGGCCTTACCGCTGGTGGCGGTGGAGTCTGAGCGGCCCTGATAAGAGTCGGTGATACCCAAGATCTGGCGGGCCTCCTCGTAGACGTTGTTGAGGTACAAAAGCTCGTACTCCAAATCGCCCTTGAAGTCATACACCCCGATCATGGCCTTGTCCGCCGCCGAGCCGATGTACCACCGCTCCCCGTCCTGGCTGTCCATACGCAGGGAGGCGTTGTCGGGCAAGGTGATGCGTGTGCCCGCCTTCACCAGGCGGTCGATGATTTTCTGCTCCAGGCGGTTGATGGTATTTTGCTGGTCAGCGATCATATCCACATCGGAATTGCCCAGCAGCTGACCGTAGACGGACACGCTGCGCTGCAACACAATGGGGAACACCTCCGGCTTATAGAAGGGGATGAGGGTGGGTCGCATCACCGGGTTGCCCTTCCCGTCCAAATCGGGGGTGGCCCCGGGAATGGACAGCCCCTTCCCTGTGGTCATGGGCAGCAGCACCTGCTCGTAGTCCTGCACCTGGTCCTCAAACTCCTCACAGCCGCACCAGGGGCACCTGCCCCCCTGGTATTCCCGTGGTACATCCTTGGGGTCAGCCTCCACGGGAAGGCTATTCAGGCCTCCTCCCCCCGCCATGGTGTCCTGGGCCATGGTCTGGGCCAGCATTTGCCCCGCCACCTCTTGGCGCAGGACCTCTTCCGGCTGGGACTGGGCAGACCCACCCCCCTGCTGGATCAGCTGCCCCGGCAGAGGCCGCACCCGCCCGCACTGTTTGCACACGGGCTGGCGGCGGGCCTGATAGTCCTCCAAATCCTCCAGAGGGGTGTCGTTGACCCAGCAATAGCGATTGACGCCCCCCTGGGAGTTCTTCTCATACCCCACATAGCGGGTGAGAGCGTCCTCCACAGTGTTAACCCCGTCCACCCCTCGCACCTGGGGCTCGGACTCTCCATCCTCCTCCACCCAGATGCCGTACTCCCGGAAGATGGCGTCCCGGGTGGTGGGAATCTTCACAATGATCCAATCCATGTCCTGGATGGAGGTGAACACCCCAGGCTGGGGAGCCAGCTGCTTGGGGTGGAGCATTCGCACCACCTGGGTGCCCACGGTGTCATGGGTGCGCTCCCGGTTGTCCCACTCCACCAGAAAGGCCACGCCACCCTGGATGGGTACCGTGCGCTCGGCCAGGTCGTTGAGCTGGGCAAAGGGGAGCCGCTCCAACTCGTTGCGCAAAAAGTGCTCCAAAATCTCCGCCAGCTTTTCATCCTCCTGGCGGCGGGGGGTTACCTTGGGCTGAGGAATGGCGCTGGACACCTGAGTCTCCACATTTTCAAAGACAATGTTGCGCACGTGACTGGTTTTCCGGGGCCCGCCATCCCTTCTCGTATCTCCCGGCACCAGAGGACGCAGCTGGTCGTCGCCGTTGTAAATGCGCTCCCGCTGATCCATGCGGGTATATGCCCCGGAGTAGGCGGCGTTACTCTGTGCCAGGCGCTGCTGCCACAGCTTCAGCCGCTCCCCTGTCTTTTGTTGGCGTTTTTCCTTCATCTTCATCCTCCTTTACTTCTCCACGGGCCTGCCCCACAGCCGCAGCAGCAGCTCCCGCTCCTCTGCGCTGGCCCGGTTCCAGTCCTCCCACATATCCGGGGTCCACTGGGCGGTGCCTCCGGGCTGAGGCCGGGTCAGACGCATGGACTGTTGGGGCCTCACATAGTGGGCAATGGCCAGAGCCATGATGCAGTCGTCGTGGGCCCCCGGCTCCGCCTCCGGGCGCATCTGCTCATTGCGCACGAAGGTGAGCATCTCCTCCAGGGTGGCCCGGTCGTGGACACCCCCCAGATGATCCCGCATCACCCGCACCAGTTCCGCCAAAATCACGGGGCGGGTGAGGCGGTCGGTGCGAAAGCCATAGGCGTGGTGGATTTGCCCGTCAAAGGAGTCCTCTACCTCTCGAACGTAAATTTTCGGGTAGCCCATGAGCCCCAGCAGCTTCACCGGATAGGTGGAAAAGTTGCACTCGGGGGCCACCAGAGCCTTGTTGTAGTACAGACCCAGACAGTACAGCTGCCGGGTATAGGTGTCCTCGTCGTACGGATGGCGCAGGGTACACACCTGCACCCCCGTGATGTTGTCCAGCACCTGGGCCACAAACCAGTCGGACCCGTCCCCGGCGGTATCGCCGCCAATGACGTAGGGCCGCCCCTGCTGGGGCTTGGCGTAGAGTTTGATGGGGCCGCCCTTCTCCTCCACCCACCGGACGTTGGACAGGTGGATGCCGTCGTCGGCCAGGTCGTACTCAAACAGTCCCTCCTGCTCTGGCGGGGTAATCCTTTGCAGCCGCTCTCCCACCGCCTTGCCGTTGAACACCGTCTTACCCGTCACGCCCCACTGGCCCAGGCAGTAGACCATGTAGTAATATTCGTCGGTCTCCTTGAAACTCTCCAGGGTGGCCACCGCCTCTGGGGTGAGAAAGCGGTTGTCCTTGTAGGTGCTCTCGTGTACCGTGGCCCGGGGGTCCCGGCGGTCAAAAAACCGCTTTTTCAGCCAGTGGGTGATGCTGATGGGGTTGAAGGTCAAAATCATCTGGAGATACTGGTTGAAATCCGTGCGCAGACGGATGTCCAACTGGTTGAAGTCCCCCTCCTCCAGCTCCGAGGCCTCCTCGATCCAGATACCCGTGATGTTGAAGATGGATTTCAGCTTCTCCACATCGTCCAGCCCCGCAAAGAGGATGACGCTGCCGTTTTGGAAGGTGATGGTCATGGCGGATTTGTTGGTTTTTGCCCCGGCATCGGGGTAAAAGTCCCCAATCTGACCCACCAGCTGGGCCCAGCAGCTTTCCCGCAGGGTGCGGGCCACCTTGCGGCACACCAGCCACCGGTGCCCCGGCTCCGTAGTCACCCGCTCCAGCACCTTGCGCCCGGCGAAAATACTCTTGCCGCTGCCGCCGCCCCCTTTCAGCACCAGGAAACGGTGCTGGTCAAAAAAGAGGGGGAGAAAGGTGTCGTTGTTGGTCTCCTTCAGGTTTTTGTACCACAGCAGGGCCTGTTGAGTGGTGTCATGGCTCATGGCTCTCCGGCAGGATGCCCTGCCCTCCTCCTTCCCATAGTTCCTGGAGCAGGGCCAGCTTCTCCTGGGTGGTGAGGGCCTGGGCTGCCCGGGTCTGGGGCCCCGCCTCCACCTCCACCTTCTGGGTGTACCCGTGGTTGTTTTGCAGGTGGAATACCACCCCCCGCACATCCTTGCGGGTGAGCAGCTGCTCCTCGCTCCACGCCTGTAAGATACCGGTGACCCACTCGGTGGCCTCCTCCAGCTCCGGGTGGGTCTGGTGGTTGCACCATTGCTTCCACTTCCCCGGAGTGATGCCCAGATGCAGGCAAATCCCGGTGATGGTGGGGGGCACCAGGTACTCCCGGGTGTGGATGATCTCCCCCCGGTCGTTGTAAACCGGCCTGCGCTCGTAGATGGGATGTCCCTTCTCGTCCACCTCCCCGGTGGCCACTTGCTCGGTGACCTCCACGGTGCGGCTGATGGAATCCAGGTACCGTTGCACCTCCCGCATCAGGGCTTTGGATGTACTTGTCTGTCGCTGTCTGGCAGCCACATTTCCGCCTCCCTTGTTGTTCTCATGAGTTTATTGTAGCAGCCCCACTCCAACCGTGATTACACATTCCCCGTCATAAGTACACAATCCCTCTACAAATCCATGGGGAACTGCACATAATACCGCTTTAACGCCCGGTAGATGCTGGTGGGAGAGGCGATGTAGTGTCTTTGGCACACGGACTTGACGCTGTCCCCGGTGGTGACGTATTCCAGCAGGGCCTGGCTCAGAGAGCCCGCCGTGCGCTCGCACAGACCCCGGATGTGCGCCTGCTGGCTGGGGGTCATGTCCCGGTAGGTCAGGGATTTGAAATAGATGTACCCCTGCCGGGCATAGGGCACGGGAATACTGGGTTTATAACGAAACATGGATGTCTCCTCCTTTTTTCAGCTGCTCCACCATGGTTTGAATTTCTTCTTGGCTGTGGGCGGCCACAAATTTTCCGTAAGTGGTGCGGTGTTGCCGGGCCAGCCGGGACACCCACACCAATTGGGACTCCCGGGGCGGTGCCTCCGCCCAACCTGCCTCAAATTCCCGCTCAATCTCTGCGTCCGCCTGTGCCATCTCCGCCAATTCCTGGTCGGTGAACCCCGCCACAGCGTTTCACCTCCTTTTCCCGCACCACTTGGCTCTGCCAGGCAATGGCCACCCAGGGCACCCCCCAGGCCTTGGCCGCCTGCTCCACAGCCCCCAGGCGGTTCTCCGCCTGCACCTTCACCGCCCTGCGCCCCGGGTACTCCACCCGGTACTGATAGACCTTCCTCCTCAT